GTCGGCATCCTCTGTGTGTTCGATCTTGATCACGGGTCGCCGGTGACCTCGGGGCTGCTGCCCGCGAGCCGCGGCCGGGTGCTCGGGCACTCGCTGCCACGGCTGCACAACCCCGAGCCGCTGGCTGGCAGGCGCCGGGGTGAGGGCCCGCGGGCCGGGTGCCCGTGCGGCTGCGCGCTGTCCCGGTCGACCACGCACGGATTCCGGGTGATCGACTTCGCGGCCCGGATCGGGGTCAAGCTGATGCCGTGGCAACGGTGGCTGCTGATCCACGCGCTGGAGCTGAACGAGGCGCTGGGCGGTTACCGGTTCCGCACGGTGCTTGTGCTGGTGGCCCGCCAGAACGGCAAGACCACGGTCAAGATGGTGCTCACGCTGTGGCGCATGTACGTGCAGAACGTCCGGCTGGCGGTCGGCATCGCGCAGGACCTCTCCCAAGCCCGCGAGGTGATGAACGAGGGCCTGGTCCCGATGATCCTTGACTCGCCGACACTTCGGCGCCGATTCGACCCGGAGAGCGAGAATCCGGCGACGAGGGTCGGGATCTGGCACAAGGTGACCAACGACGAGTATTTCCGGCTGGACTCCCGGTGGGTGCGGGGCCGCCCGGCCGCGCCGTACGGGCCGCGGTACGTGGTCAAGGCGCTGAACCGCAGGGCGGGCCGCGGACTGTGGCAGTGCGCCGAGCTGAACGTCGACGAGCTGCGCGAGCAAACCGACTTCAACAGCTGGTCGGCCGTGTCCAAGATCGTGCTGGCTGCGCAGGACTCGCAGATATGGGCCATGTCGAACGCGGGCGACCAGACCTCGGTGGTGCTTAGCCACCTGCGGGCGGTCGGGCTCAAGGGCGCCGACGAGTCCATGTTCATCGCCGAGTGGTCCGCGGCGCTGGACGCCGAGATCGACGACCTGGACGGCTGGCGGCAGGGCAACCCGGCACTCGGCCGGGTGCTGCCGCTGGCGGGCCTGCGCTCGGCGTTCCACGGGGACCCGGCCAACGTGTTCCGTACCGAGTGCCTCTGCCAGTTCGTCGACGCGCTCGACGCGGCGGTCGACATGATCGCTTGGGGGACCCTCGCGGACAGGGCCGGCCCTTCGGCCCGGGCGGGCACGGCCTCGCTGGTGCTGGAGTCCTCGAACGACGGCGCGCACATCACGGCGGTCTCGGCGGTGCAGCTGCCGGACGACGGCCGGGTCCGGCTGCGGATGGTCCGGGAGTGGACCTCGACGGCCCGGGCGCGGCGTGAGCTGCCCGAGCTGGTCGAGCTGCTCAAGCCCAAGGCGGTCGGGTGGTTCCCGAAAGGTCCGGGGTCGGTGTTCTCCGCGGCGATGGGCAAGTTCAAGAACGCGGTCCCGATCCGCGGCACCTCGGTGCAGGAGGCGTGCATGACGTTGGCCGACTACGTCGAGGGCCGCCAGGTGTTGCAGCCGGACGATGCGACCCTCGACCTGCACATGGCCCGGACCTCGCGGGCGGGCACCGAGGCGAGCTGGCAGTTCGACCGCGGCCCCGAGCACACCGATGCCGCGTGGGCCGCGGCCGGGGCGTTGCACCTGGCGCTCACCCAGCCGGACCCTCCCCCGCCCAAGCGCCGCAGAGTGATCGTGCCGGATTAGACACGCGCCCGGTGTTCGACATGTGACCATCTGACGCTCTATTGTCAACGCAATGGAGCTGGTCGGGTTCGCTCAACCGCTGCGGCTGACTGCGGCGGCGCCTGCTCGCGTTCCTGAGCTGAGCGCGCGGTCCACCTCGACCCGGCTGTCCGCGGCCACCTCGTACCGGATGGAGGCGCCGACACACGGTTTCCAGCTCGACGGCGGCGGCAGCCTGCAAGCCGAGGACGCGCTGCTCGAACAGATCGCCGGGCTGTCCGGCGCGCGGATCTCGCGGGCCGACGCGCTGCGGGTACCCGCGGTCCTGCGGGCCCGCAACATCATCGCCGGGGTTCCGTCGACGCTGCCGATCGAGCTGCGCAACCGCAGGCGCGAGCTGGACGAGCGCACCTGGTTGGGCGAGGACCCGGACCCGCGGCTTGAGCAGACCGTGGTCTATGCGTTCACCTTCGAGGATCTGCTGTTCGAGTCGGTCAGCTATTGGAAGGTGACCCGGTTCTCCGAGGGCTTCCCGATCGAGGCCCAGCATGTGGATCTCAGCTCGGTCTCGCAGCACTCGACGTTGGGGTTCCCGTCGTCGATGGTCAGCCGGGATCTGCCGTTCGACCCCGACGACCCGGTGTTCATCGACGGCGTGTTCACGCCCGCCCGCGAGATCATTCGGTTCATCTCGCCCAACCCGCCACTGCTCAAGCACGCGGCCAAGGCGATCAGGACCGCGCTGCTGCTGGACCTGATGGCCGAGGGCTACGCCAAGGACCCGCTGCCGTTCGGCTACTTCACCGACCGCGAGGACGCCGACCCGTTGGAGGACGACGAGATCAACGCGATCTTGTCGACCTGGGAGTCGGCCCGCCAGAAGCGGCGTTGGGGCTACATCAGCCAGGGCTTGCAGCTGGAGCAGCTGGAATGGCCCGACCCCGAGAAACTACAGCTCGCCGCGGCCCGCCAGCACGCGGTGCTGGAGATCGCCCGGGCGGCCGGGCTCGATCCCGAGGACGTCGGGGTCTCGACCACCTCGCGGACCTATCAGAACGCCGAGCAGCGCAAGGCGGACCTGATCGACTTCAACCTGGCCATTTACATCAGCGGGGTGCAGGACCGGCTCAGTAAGCCCGACGTGACCCCGCGCGGGCTGTTCGCCCGGTTCGACGTCGATGCGTTCAAGCGCGCCGACACCTTCACGCGGATGAAGGCGTACGAGGTGGGGCGCCGGGTCGGCGCGTACACCGACGAGGAGATCAGGCGGGCCGAGCGCAAGCCCGAGCTGCCACCGGGGCAGCGGGTGGCGCCAGCCGGTGGCGGCCAGCCGCCCGGCGAGGACGGGGGCCGTCGACTGGCTGTGGTGGGAGGTAATCGTGAGTGAGCTGGTGGAGCTGATCGAGCCGCTGTCAGTTCTCGACGACCGTGATCTTTACGACGAGGACGGCAATATCTCGCCGTTCCCCCGCTCGCGGTTCCAGATCGACTCGTCCAAGCGGACGATCAGCGGGCTGGTGCTGCCGTGGGGCCGGGTGGCTCAGAACGAGGACGGCCTGTGGCGGTTCGTGCGCGGTTCGCTCCGGTGGTCTGATCCCAGCCGGATCAAGCTGCTGCTGTTCCACGACAAGACCCAGCCGGTCGGCCGGGCGATCTCGTTGGACGCTCGGGACGACGGCCTGTACGGCACGTTCAAGGTCGCACGCGGCGTCGAGGGCGATCGCGTGCTCCAGCTCGCCGAGGACCAGATCCTCGACGGGTTTTCTATCGGCCCGGCGATCGGCCGTGGCGGGTGGGAAATGGACCCGCAGAACCGGGACGTCCGGCTGGTCACAGATGCGCGACTCGTGGAGGTCACGCTCACGGCGGTGCCCGCGTTCGACGAGGCGCGGGTCCAGAAAGTCAATGCGACAAGGAAGGGGTCGGCAGTGACCGACACACGCGAACGAGACAAGGGCAAGGGTGGCGGCGCTGTCGATCCCGACAACGGTGCGACCGTACTGGAGAACGAGGACTCGGCGGTTGCCCGGTTCGAGGCCGATCTGGAGCAGCGGTTCACCGCACTGAGCAAGAAGCTCGCCGAGTCGGCCGAGAAGCAGCAGGAGCAGGTCGCCAACACGATCGCCGCGGCGTTCGACTCGGCGTTCCAGCGGTTGCAGGGCGCCGATGCTCGCGGCCAGGGTGCGGCAGCTGCCGCGCGCTGGAAGGTGATCAAGGAGCCGCCGACGTACCGGTTCGACGGCGACGTCAAGCAGCCCTCGCTGGTGCGGGACTCGTGGAACTGGCACCACAACGGCGACTATGACGCGCGCGACCGGCTGCGCAAGTTCCAGGACCAGCAGGCCGATATCGTCAAGTTCCAGCAGATCGACACGACTGTCGGGGCCGACGTGATCCCGCCTGGCTACCGGCCGGACCTGTTCGTGACCCAGCTGATGCAGGGCCGTCCGGTCGTGGCGCAGGCGTCCCGCGGCACGATCACGGATGCGACCCCGTTCACGGTGCCGCGGTTCGTGTCGATGCACGACAACACTGGCGGCGCGGGCACGCAGCCGGTCGGCGATCACACCGAGGGCACCAACCCGCTGATCGGCCGCATCGTGGTCGATTCGACCGTGGTGCAGCCGCTCGCCATGTCCGGGATCTTCGAGCTGACCCGTGAGATCGTCGACTCGTCCAACCCGGCGATCGACGCGATCGCCATGCAGGCGATGCGCGAGTCGTGGAACCAGCAGGCCGAGGTCAAGGCGTACGCGGCGCTCAACGGCGCGGCGGCCGTGTCCGAGGAGGTGGCCGATCTCACGGACGGCGTCGATCTGATCGACAAGACTCGGGACCTGCTGGCCCGCTATCCGTTCTCGCGGTTCGCCGCGCCGACCGGTGCGGTGATCTCGCAGGCCGTGACCCGGGCGTTCTCCGGTGCCAAGGGCACCGATGGCCGCCCACTGCTGCCCTCGGTGGGTGCGCAGAACACGGCCGGGCTGGGCAACGCGGTCAGTCAGGGCTGGTTCATCGACGGCCTGGCGTTCGTGCCCGCGTGGGCCATCACCGAGAACCTGAGCGACGACGTCGAGCTGATCACCAACCGGGCCGACTGGTGGGTGTGGGAGTCGCCGCTGCTGACGTTCCGGTTCGAGGAAAAGAAGGGTCCGGCGCTGGTCGAGCTGGCGCTGTTCGGTTACTACGCGAGCCACGTGCTGCGTAACGCCGGGATCTTCGCGCTGCGGCGTCCGGCCATCTGATCGCCGATGGGTGAGATCGAGCAGGGCCCGGCCGAGTTCTCGCAGCCCAGCGGCGGCGAGGACTCGGCCCCGGCCGAGGAGCAGCAGGCGACCAAGGCCCCGGCCAAGAAAGCGGCGGCCAAGAGGGCAACGACCAAGCGCCGGGCACCGATCCGGCGCGGCGGTCACGTCCTCGACCCCAAGACCAACCGGTGGGTTCCCGACCTGCCGAAGCGAAAGGGCAAGTGAGGGCATGGCAGCACTCACGGCGCAGGATGCGCCGATCGGTGGCCTGGCCGACGTCGTGTTCACGGCAGCCGACACACTCGGCGACGACGCCGTGACCGGCAACGCCGTGGCGCTGTTGATCCGCAACGACGACGCTGCGGCCAAGACGGTGACCATCGACACGCCGGGCACGGTGCGCGGCCTGGATATCGAGAATCCGGCGCTCGTGGTCTCGGCGGGCGAGCTGGGGGTCTTTCCGCTGGTGCGCCAGGTGTTCGGCGCCTCGGCGGCGATCACGTACAGCGCGGTGACCAACCTGTTCGTCGCCGTGGTCAAGCTGGCCAGGTGATCGGGACGTGAGCACCTGGCCACCCGCTGTCGAGGGCGTTCTCAAGGACGACCTCGATATCCCGTCTGACGACACGATCGACGACGCCAAGCTCAAGCGCCGGCTTGACGCTTCAGTGTCATTCGTGCAGCGGGTGCGCCGGGATGCGTTCGTGACCGACGACGATGGCGCGCTGGTCGAGCCGGTCGAGTTTTCGGCGCGGGGCGAGATCGAGGGCGACACGCTCGTGCTCGGGACGCTGATGCTGGCCTCGCGGTTGTTCGCGCGGCGCCGCTCGCCCGACGTGATCCTGTGGATGGCCGAGACCGGCACGACCCGGCTGCCGTTCGAGGACCGCGACATTGACCGGCTGCTGCGCATCGGGCGCAGCGCCCGGCCCAAGGTGGCGTGATGGACGCGCGCAGGCCCACCAGCTGGCAGGTGTTCCGGCCCTCGACCGGTGGCGACGGGCACGGCGGCCAGACCGTCACCATGGAGCAGGTAGCGACCGAGCGCGGCGACGTCCGCGAGCTGGTCGGCCGGGAGATCCCGGTGATCGGGCGCAACATCGGTAACAACGCGCGCCAGGGCACGGCCGAGCACACGCACACCGGCTACTTCCGGCGCCGGGCCAATATCCAGCGTAACGACGAGCTGCGCGGCGACGGCCTGGTGCTCAAGGTGCTGACCGCATCGCCGACGCTCCCACCGTTCCAGCTGCGGGTCACGGGCCGGTCCCTGGAGGTGGGCCCATGATGCGCGTCAAGATCGAGGGCCTGGAGCAGCTCCAGTCGGCGGTGCTGGCCGTTGTCGCGGCGGCCGAGGCCGGTGCCGCGGAGGGCGAGGCCGATGCGGCCGGGCTGATCGCCGAGGAGTGGCGCCGGGACGCGCCGGTCGACACGGGCGAGTACCGGGATTCGATCGACGTTCGCGGCGGCGACGTGTTCGCCACCGCGGCTCACGCGGCGTTCGTGTGGTTCGGCACCTGGTCGCATGTCGCCCAGCCCTCGGACGGCGCGATCGAGCGGGGCCGGTCTGAGGCGCCGCGGATCATCGGCGACAGGATCAAGCGGAGGTTGCCGTGACGGAAACGACGACAGCGGTGCTTGGCGTGCCCGACGTCGGCCGGTGGGTTGCCGAATTGCACGAGCAGGGCCGCCATCCGGGCACGTTGCAGCTGGCGCAGTGGTTCGCGTACGACCACCTGCGGCACCCGGTCGCCCGGCAGGTGTCGATGTACTGCGCCGCGGTCGCAGGGGTGATGATCGCCAATCTCGAGGACGGCCCCGAGTTGACGGCCGGGCTGCGCAAGCTGTTGGAGGCCAAGGACTGTTTCGTCCGGCAGGCGCTACCGGGGGTGAAGGTCCGATGATCGCGCGATCGCCGACTGGTCCGATCCAGGAGGCCGCGTTCAACCGGGCCAGCACCGACACGGCGCTGACCGAGGACCTCGGCGCCGAGGTGTACGACTACGTGCCCGAGGGGCAGCCTCGGCCGTACGTGGCGCTGGGCGAGGCGTTCACGGTGCCGGACAACACGCACGGCAAGTTCGGCTGGCGCACGACCGTCTCGCTGGAGGTCTGGAGCGAGGAGCGCGGGTTCAAGCAGGTTAACGAGATCAAGGACCGGTTGATCCAGCTGTTCGATCATCAGCCGCTCGCGCTGGTCGACTACCACACGGTTGACGTCAGGCATGAGTTCGACCAGAACCTGCGCGACCCCGACCCCAACAAGCGCCGGGCGATCGTCCGGTTCACGGTGCGCACCGAACAGGAGGATTGATCATGGCAGGATTCAGCGCGTTCGGAACGCAGTTCCAGCGCGGCGACGGCGCCGAGCCGGAGGTCTTTGCGACCATCGGCGAGGCCACCAACATCAGCGGCCCGGGCATGTCCCGGGAGACCATCGACGTCACCTCGCACGACTCGCCCAACCGGTTCATGGAGTGGGTCGGCGGCCTGGTCGACGGCGGCGAGGTCACGTTCACGGTCAATTGGGACCCGAGCATCCACATGCCGCTCAAGGACGATTTCCAGGACCCGCTGCCCCGCAACTACCGCATCGCGTTGCCCACTCCCCCGGGTGGTCAGTGGGAGTTCGCGGCGTTCATCATCGGCATGGAGCACGAGTACCCGCACGACGACAAGATGAGCGCCGACTTCTCGTTCAAGATCAGCGGCGAGCCTGATTTCGTGGAGGCGGTGTGAGCCTCAAGGATCGGATCAAGGCGGCTGACGATCGGCCGTTCCACGACGAGGACGTTTCGGAGTGGGGCGTCAAGCTGCGCATCCGCGGCCTCACCGGCACCCAGCGCGATCACTTCGAGGCCGAGTTGGTCGAGATCCGCAACTCGGGCCGGGACGTCGGGGCCAGGCTGGAGAACTTCCGGTCCAAGCTGCTCGTGCTCTGCCTGTACGACCCGGAGACCGACGAGCGGGTGTTCACGGACGGCGAGGTCGCGGTTGTTGGCGCCAAGTCGGGGCTGGTCGTGCAACGGCTGTTCAAGCTGGCTCAGCGGTTGTCCGGCATGGACGAGGCCGCGGTGGAGAGGGCCGAGGGAAACTCCGGGGCCGACCCGAGCGGCAGTTCTACCACCGGTTAGCCGCTCACCTGGGAGGCATGACTGTGGGCGAGCTGCTCGCGCGAATGTCGGCGGCCGAGCTGACCGACTGGATGGCGTTCGAGCGGATCAGCGGACCGCTTGGCGCCGGTCGGGCAGACCTGCAAGCCGGGATCATCGCGGCCACTATCGCCAACGTCAACCGGGCCAAGGGTAAGCGGGCCTACCGGCCGGACGAGTTCATCCCCAAGTTCGACCGGCCGAAGGCGACCACGCCGCAGCAGATGGCCAATTTCCTCAAGGCGCTGACGCTGCGACTCGGGGGCAAGATCCGCAAGGGAGGCGCGACCGAGTGAGCACGCTCGCCGAGCTGCTGATCAAGGTGTCGGCCGATGCTGCCGGGGTGGCCCGCGGCATGGCCGATATCAACCGGTCGGTGGGTAGTGCGATGGCTTCGGTCGGGACCAAGATTTCCAGCGCCGGGGCGGCCATGGAGCGTACCGGCGCACAGATGAGCGCGACCGGTGCAACGCTCAGCCGGTCCGTGACCCTGCCGCTGGTCGCGGTCGGCGGGGCAGCGTTCAAGATGGCCTCCGACTTCGAGGCCAGCATGGCCAAGATCGTCGGGCTGGTCGGGGTGCCCCGCGAGCAGGTGCAGGCGTGGGAGGCCGACGTCCGGCAGCTGGCGATCACCTACGGGTCGAGCGCCACCCAGGCCGCCGACGCGCTGTTCTTCATCACCTCGGCCGGGCTCAAGGGCTCGGACGCCATGGACGCGCTGGAGGCATCGCTCAAGGCTTCGGCCGTTGGGCTGGGCGACGTGACGACGATCGCCGATCTGACCACCTCGGCGATGAACGCCTACAAGACCGAGAACCTGTCGGCGGCCGAAGCGACTGACGTACTGGCCGCCACCGTCCGCGAGGGCAAGCTGGAGGCCGCCGAGCTGGCGGGCGCCATGGGCCGGGTGTTCCCGGTCGCCTCGGCGATGGGCGTCGGCATCGACGAGGTCGGCGCCGCGCTCGCGGCCATGTCCCGGACCGGTACCAATGCGGCCGAGGGCACCACCCAGCTGCGCGGCATCCTGTCGGCCATGCTCAAGCCCACCAGGGAGGCCGAGGAGCAGCTCGACAAGCTGGGGTTGTCCGCCGAGGGCCTGCGTAAGCAGATCCGCGAGGAGGGTCTGCTGGCCACCATGGAAACCCTGACCACGGCGTTCGACGGCAACGAGGCCGCCACCGCTGCGGTGTTCGGCAACGTGCGGGCACTGTCCGGGGTCATGGACATGATGGGCGCCAATGCGGACGACACGCGGGCGATCTTCGGCGCGCTGGCCGACTCGACCGGGTCACTGGATAGGGCGTTCGCCGAGACCAGCGACACCGCTCGATTCCAGATGCAGCAGTCGCTCGCCGAGGTCAAGGATCTGCTGCTGGAGGTCGGTCAGGCTGTCATGCCCGTGGTGATCGACGTGATGAAGCAGGGCGCCGAGATCGTCCGCGACCTCGCCGAACGCTGGAAGTCGCTCTCGCCCGAGACTCAGAAGTTCATCGTCCAGGCCGCGCTGATCGTCGCCGCGGTCGGCCCGGTCCTCCTGATCGTCGGCAAGGTGATCACCATCCTGGGCACGCTGGTGCGGTCCGTTGGTCTCGTGATCCAGATCCTCGGGTTCCTATGGTCGCTATTGCTCGCCCACCCGTTCGTGCTGATCGCCGCGGCGATCGTCGCGCCGGTCGTGGTCGTGGTCAAGAATTGGGACACGATCAAGGAAGCGATCACCAAAGCCTGGAACGTGATCAAGGACGTCACGGGCAAGGTGTGGGAGTTCATCAAGGATGCGGTCGGGACGGCGGTCGACTTCCTGGTCGGGCTGTTCCTCAACTTCACCGTGCCCGGCCTGATCATCAAGCATTGGGACACGATCAAGAACGCCACCTCGAAAGCCTGGAACGCGATCAAGGACGCGGTCTCGGCGGCGATCAACGCGGTCAAGAGCGCGGTTACCTCGGTCTGGAACGCGATCAGCTCGTTCGTCAGCGGCGTGGTGAACAAGATCAAGTCGTTCGTGGTCAACGGGTTCAACTCGCTGCGGTCGGGCGCCACGACGGCGCTGCAACGGCTCAAGAGCGGGGCCACCAACCTGCTCAACTCGCTGTTGTCGTTCGTGCGCAACATTCCCAGCCGGATCGTCTCGTTCTTTACCTCACTGCCCGGGCGGCTCTACGACGTCGGCAAGAGGATCATGCAGGGCCTGATCAACGGCATCAAGTCGATGTTCGGCGCGATCGGCAATGCGGTCAGCGGCGCCGTGAGCAAGATCACCAATCTGTGGCCGTTCTCGCCAGCCAAAGAGGGGCCGCTGCGCAGGTTCCCCCCCGAGATCGCGGGCGAGAACATCGGCCGACTGTTCGCCGGGGGCCTGGCGGATGCTGAGCGCGAGGTCGTACGGGCCGCGGAGTCGATCGCCCGCGCGGCGGCGCTGGATGCATCGTCGATCCTCCCGGAGCCAGGCCGGGGCCTCGACGTCGCTCGCGCGGCGATCGCCGGGACCACTGCCCCGGCCGTGGTCGCTGCCCCGCCATCACGCGAGCAGCGCATCGTGTGGGACGTCACGGGCGCCGACGAGGACCTTAAGCGGATGATCCGGCGCATGGCCCGCACGAGCGGGCTGGACTTCGGGGACGAGGACTGATGCACGCGCTGCCGCCCGAGTACGTGGTCGAGATCGCGCCGGGGGCCGACCTGTCCGATCCCGGGTCGTGGGCCTGGCTGGATATCACCGGCGACGTCCGCACGAAACAGGCGATCACGATGGTGCGCGGGCTGCGCGATGAGGGCCGGCGAGCCGATCCCTCGACCCTCGACCTACAGATCAACAACCGGGACGGCCGGTACTCCCCGCGTAACCCCGGCTCGGACCTGTTCGGTCAGATCCGGCGCAACACGCCGATCAGGGTGCGGATGGGCAGCGAGGTGCTGTTCCCGGGGTTCGTGCCCGCCTGGCCCATCCGGTGGTCCCGCGGTGGCACCGACTCGTGGGTTCCGCTCAAGGCGGCCGGTATCCTGCGCCGACTGCAACAGGGCACTCCCCGGGCCCGTTCGGCGCTGGAAACGGCCATCGCCACACACGCGAGGGTGGCCGCGTTCGGTGCCACCGATCCGGCGCTCAAGGCGTACTGGACGCTGGAGGAAATGACCAACGCGGCGGCGAGTATCGGGGAGTTCCCGGCGCACCCTGACGTCGAGGGCCTGCCGGACATGCTCGCGACCGCGGCGGTCGACCAGCTCGGCTCAGTGACCCCGCTCGGCTCGCAGCCCATACCCACGTTCCCGACCAGCGCGGTCACGAGCATGAACACATACGATCTTGCGCCGTTCGAGGACGACGTCTGGAGGTTCGATTTCCTGGCGGTAATCCGGGATCTGCCCGAGGACGGGACCGGCACGCCACTGCGGACCAACCTGCTCGTGCTGAACACGACCGGTTCGCTCACCAGCGGCCTGATGCGGTTCCGGGTCGACGTGAACGGCGCGATC